AAGCTACCAACTACATGCTGGGGTTTGAAATGGACTCACCTCAACATGTAGATACTTGCCCAGAGGCAATACACGGAACAGACGTGGAACAAAAAGGATTGCCAACTCCACATAGTGGAGATGGAGCCATCTCCGGTTTTCAGGTCGAGCCATCTCCGGTTTTCAGGTCGAGCCATCTCCTGAAAACCGGAGTTATATATAAGGAAGAACCTGTAAGGGAACCAGTAAAAGAACCTTGTGTGGCTGACGCCCCACACACAGGGTTTTCTGAATTCTTTGGTAAATACCCAAGGGCGGGAAATCGCGAGCAAACCGAAACGGCGTATTTAGAGGCAATCGGGCGGGGCGCAACGCATCCGCAGTTGATCTATGCCGCTGCCAAGTATTGCGAAGAAAATGCCGAGAACATCAAACAGCGAAAGTTGCAGTATTTAAAAACAGCTATGCGCTGGCTTGATGAAAGTTATTACGACAACTACCCGATGCCCGCCCCCAAGGAAGATAATTCGATTTGTGGGATAAACGCGCACACGGTGCAGGCTATTCGTGACGGTAAGCCCTACCTGTGCCGCCAAGTCACAGCAACCACCGCCCGTGCGCTTGTTGAGGCGGGCCACGTAACGACAGAGCAGTGCAAAGCCAGCGAGGTGCGCCTATGACCAGCCCACACGCAACAATCATGGAAACGGGGCAGTGGTTTGGCTATGCGGTCGTGTCTGTCGATCTGGAAGCAATGGATTGTGTGATACGCTTCAACCACACCCGCCACGAAATGCGCCGGATACATTTGGTGGCCTTGGATGAAATTGATACGGCTGTTCAAGGCCTGCACTCAAAGCAAAATCTTGGGGAAGTGGAAAGAGACTTACTGGCAGCACTGACCTACGCGGGAAAGCAGATTTACGCACAGCAGCTTATGAACGGACGTGACAATGGTTGAACACATGTCAGCGGCCCAGCTACACGCCTTACAAAACGTCAAGAAGACCAGAAACAAATTCAAAGCCCAACGCACAGAGTTTGACGGAATATCCTTCGACAGCAAAAAAGAAGCCGCGCGTTGGGCTGCCCTTCTGCAATTACAGCGCATTGGCGAGATCACGGACCTAACGCGGCAGGTTCCGATAATGCTGGAAAGCAACGGGGAACGCCTAAAAACCCGCACAGGGCGGGATATGCGCCTAACCGTAGATTTCTACTATGTCGAAGTGGCAACCGGACTGCCGATCTACGAAGATGCAAAGGGCTTCCCCACACGTGATTACGAGGTGCGCCGCGCCGTGGCCGCCACGATGCGTATAGATGTTTTGGAGGTGTGATGGGTCAGATTTCAGCAAATGGATTGTTTAGGGCCACGGGGAATACGGCACATGTCGCTGTGGAGCGAGAAAAAAATGACTTCTACCCAACGCCCCCAGAGCCAACCCGCGCCATCCTGTCTGTTGAGGGTGATCGTCTAAGAGACTTCCCTATGATTTGGGAGGCTTCTTGCGGTGATGGAGCAATGACCCGCGAATTGCAGGATGATGGTCATAAGGTGTTTTCATCGGATCTTATTGACCGCGGGTTTGCTGACGCAGAAATCAAGAGTTTCTACGATTACAAAAAAGCACCTTCCAAGGCCATATTTACCAATCCGCCATACTGCGAAGTTAATTGCCGTGATGGTAAAGGCCGGTGGATTTACCACGCAATGCGCGACCTCAAAGTCGAATACATGGCTTTGCTGTTGTCATGGAATTGGGCGGGTGCTGGGGGGTTGGCCTCTCTATGGAGTGAATACCCACCTGCACGGGTGTATTTGATGCGCTGGAAGATTGACTTCACGCAGCAAGGTGCGCCGCCAATGCTGAATGGATGGTTCGTGTGGGATAAAAAGCACGAAGGGGAAACAATATTGCGGATGCTTGATCGCAACCAGAATTCAGCACAAGGGGTGTTGATATGAGTTCAACCGCCGTAATGCCCGTAAACTGGCAGCCAAAGCTACCGGAATCCGTTGCAGAGATAGCCGCCGTGATTGGTCGGGAAAAAGCCCTGTATTTGATTGGGCAGCTTCCGCAGGCAGGTAAACGCAAATGGCGGGTGTGTCTGTATATCCCTAAGCGCATGCCGTTGGATCATCACCTTGTGCGGCTGTTGGGGTATGCCGATGCAAAAAAGATGGCCTATGCGTTTTCCGGCATGATCCTGCAACCAAGCAACTGCAAAAGCATCTACCGGGCCTATCGTGATCGTGAAATCCGAAGAATGGCAAAAGAAGGCACAAGCGTTGGGCAGATCGCCAGCGTGGTTGACCTATCCCCTTACCGCATCCGTGAAATACTCGCGGGGGAACCGCCAGAGGGAAAATAGTGGTGGCGGGCGATATTGGACCCTTAATCAGAGGGAACAATCATGGATAACGTCCGCACCATTGCCGAAGAAATTGTTTTACGTGAAGGCGGATATGTGAATGATCCAGATGACCCAGGCGGCGCAACAAATTTTGGCGTCACAATCCACACGATGCGCCGACTTGGCATAGACCTGAACCGCGATGGGCTTGTGAACGAAAAAGACGTGAAGTTGCTAACTGCCGGCCAAGCTGTCGATGTCTTCATTGATCATTATTTTACCAAACCCCGCATTTCCGAACTTCCCGAAGAATTGCAGGCGTCAGTATTCGATATGCAGGTGAATTCTGGCAGTAATGCCGTGAAAATCCTTCAACGGCTATTCCGTGATATGGGCTTTGATTGCGGTGTTGATGGCGCAATTGGGCCACAAACCATCCGTATCAGTTACGCAGCCCTTGATGAAGCACCAGATGGCCTTGCGGACATGTATGGGATCGCTCGCCGGAATTACTATTACAAATTGGCGGATCGCCGCGTAAAAAGTCGCAAGTATGCCCGCCGCCGTGATGGTGGCAAAGGCGGCTGGATACGCCGCGCCGAAGAATTCATTACCCCGAAATACCATCTTACCGACGCCCAACATTCTGCACGGGTTGCCCAATGGGGATAATCAGTTGGTTGTTTGGTCGTGGCGGTGTCAGCGAAGTTGCTGGCGCGGTTGAGCGTGTCGGCGGTGTCTTTCGCCCAAATGCCGAAGCGTCTGCCCAACGCCAAGCCACGCAACATGCGGGGGCGATGGAACAGTTTGGAACAGAGTTTCAAGCCGCCGAGCGTAAAGGTTGGTTCAATGCCATGATAGACGGCTTGAACCGCCTACCACGTCCGGCATTGGCCTACGGAACAATTGGCCTGTTTGTCTATGCTATGCGCGATCCTGTGGGGTTTGGTGAGCGTATGCAGGGTTTGGCATTGGTGCCGGATCAACTGTGGTGGCTGTTCGGTGCAATTGTTACGTTCTATTTCGGAGCGCGTGAATTGCAATACAATCGCGATGCAAGCTTTGCCGCACCGACAATGGTGCGTCAGGTAATTGATAACGTCGAAGCAATCCGCACGCTACGCCCTGATGATCAAGCGGATGACGATGATCAAACCGAAGCGATCACCCCAAGCAACAACCCCGCCCTCGCCGATTGGATGGATGCAAAGGCATCCTCTACTTAAAAAAAGGTACTTCCTGCGGGGGGTACAGCCTGTGGGTGTGTTATGTCGCAAAAAACTATTTGTGCGTGAACGCCTGAACCTTGGCCTACTACTATTAAGCTAGGAGTGCTTGAATATGAGCAACAAAGTCGGTCGTGGACAACAACTAAATCGCTCGAAAATGGCGGATCATTTAGGCATCGCAATGACCACGATGGACGATTGGGTTAAACGTGGTTGCCCTGTGATTTCTCGCGGTGGTCGAGGTGTTCAATGGAAATTTAATTCTGCTGCCGTGCGGGCTTGGCGTGATGCCGATATTCGCAGCGAACTAACTGGTGTTCAAAGTGCATCAATGGACGAACTGAAACGTCGCAAGTTGGAAGCTGAAACGGAACAGGCGGAACTTGACCTTGCTCGCTCCAAGGAACTTGTTGCGCCGGTGGAGCAGATAGAACGAGTGTAGCAAAAGGCATTCGGTGAAGTCCGCGCAAACCTTCGGAATGTTTTGCCCTCACGTGCAGCCCGTAGATTGATTGCAGAGGCCGACGAAACGCGTTTCAAAAATGTGTTACTCGAAGAAATAGACCACGCACTTGAAGCGTTAGCAGATGATGATCTGATCAATGAGGAAGATATTGAGCGCGAGGAAGAGGACGAAAGCGAGTGAGCAAAACAGCCAAATTCGGCAATGCGCGCATACTTGTTTTAGCTGTCAAAACATCACAGAAATTACTTAAGCCGCCGCCCAAACTGACGCCTTCCGAATGGGCTGAACAGAATGTTCGGATACCCTTGGGCAACGCAATACCTGGGATGATCCGGTTTGATAATGCGCCATACCAACGGCAGCCGCTTGATATGATGGCAGACCCTCTTTGCAATCGCATCACTTTGAAGTGGGGCGCGCAGGTTGGCAAAACCCAAACCGCACTTTGCGGACAAGCATATTTTATTGCACACGACCCATGTTCGCAAATGATGTTGCAGCCCAGCCAAGGCGACTTGCAAACGTGGCTGGAAACAAAATTCAATCCGCTGGTCGAAGCCAATCCAACTTTACAAAACTTGATTGCAAAACCGCGTGGGCGAAACGGCGTAAATAACCAGCGTATAAAATCATACCCAGGCGGGTTCATGATGTTCAGTTGGTCAGGTTCTCCAAAAACCATGCGGGGAAGATCCGCGCCTAAAATCATTTGTGATGAAACTGACGGATACGATCGCACGAATGAAGGGCATCCGGTCAGTTTGCTATGGCAACGTGCGCCCACGTTTGGGGATCAACGAATGCTGTTGGAAATCAGCACACCGACAATCAAAGGTTTGAGTTACATTGATGACGCGTTTCATGATGGCGATCAGCGGTATTTCAATATTGCTTGCCCACAATGCGGGGAACACCAGCGGTTGAAATGGGCCAATGTTCGTTGGGATAAAGACGATGACGGGCTGCACTTATCGGAAACGGCTTACTATGTGTGCGAGTCCAACGGTTGTATTCTGAAAGACGGAGAACGTGTTGCGGCCATCCGCAATGCCGAGCGCGACGGGGCTGGTTGGAAAGCAACCAAGCCTTTCCGTGGCCATGCCTCCTATCACCTGTCTGAACTGTACTCCATCTTTCGCCGCCTCGCTGACATTGTTCAATCGTTTCTGGACAAAAAAGCAGTGGGTGACTTGCAGACATTTATCAACGTTTCTCTAGCCGAGGTATGGGAAGAAGAATCCGAAAATCTTGAAGTTGATGTTTTGATAGGCCGCACAGAAAAATATGCGGCACAAGTTCCTATGCAAGTTGGAGTATTGACCGCTGGTGTCGATATGCAAACGGATCGCTTAGAGGTGGAGGTTGTTGGCTGGGGATTGGGTGAGGAAAGTTGGTCAATTCAACATAAGGTTATTTGGGGTGACCCCTTACAGAAAGAATGTTGGGATGAACTAGAGGAATATTTGCAAGAAACATTCGTGCATGAATCCGGTGCGACAATGACTATTTCAGCAACGTGTGTGGATACTGGCGGCGGTCGGGGAACTGAAAACAAGGGCTATACGCAATCCGCATATGAATGGCTTAAGGGTAAGCAACGCCGTAAAATATTTGGCATTAAAGGCATGGGTGGCTGGGGCCGTCCAATTGTTTCGGCACCGTCAAAATCAAAGACCGGATTAAAAGGGCGCCCGATTATTCTGTTTATTGTTGGTGTTGATGAAGCCAAGTTGATTGTTATGCGCCGCTTGCAAATTGATAGTGCGGGTCCAGGGTATTCACACTTCCCGATTGATCGCATACCGGAATACTTCCACCAGCTTACAGCAGAACGATTGGTCACAAAACTTGTGCGCGGATACTCGCACCGAGAGTGGCACAAAACCCGTGAAAGAAACGAGGCTTTCGATTTGCGGGTTTATGCGTATGCCGCCCTTAAGCTGGACAACCCAAATATCAAACGACGGCTTGAACGTCTTGTGCCGGAAGATATCGAAGA